ATCAAATAGATACTTTAAGCACTCTTTTTGTTTAGGAGTAAATTGAGGATTAATTTCTAATAATTCAGATTTAATCTCCAAGATTTATATTTATTTTAATTCTTTCATCTCCTGAAGTTAAGTCTATTTCTTGCTTCTCATTATACCCACGCTTACGTCCTCTTGTTCTTAGGAAGAAAGTAGTAGCTGTTGTGTTACCTTCCTTAATTTGTTTCTTTAGACTTGTTTCAGCAAAGTCAATAAACTTACTATCAATACTATCTACTGCATTCTTGTAATCTTCATCTTCATTCATCCAAGCATAGTGTCGGCTTCTTGTTACCTCTGCTTTCTCGCACGCCTCTGTTACTATACCTAGTGATGTTTCTAGTGCAGCTAGTAGCTTCTTTTTACCCTCCTGTGTCCTCTTTTGTTCTGTTTCCATATTATATAATAGAAATTATTGGTATTCATTTGGTAGCATAAGCCTTATACCTAAGTCAGTTATTGCCCATACTCTTATTTGTTGTGTATATACTTCAAAGGCTTTAGTATTTAAAGCTGTAGTACTTCCTATTTTATTTAATGCTATCTGGTTATCATTGATGCTTATCATTTCATATTCCGATAAGAACTTAGCTCTTAGTACATCGTGCATTTCATCAGGAAAATATCCTAGTTCTTCTGCTAGTCCTTGAACTATACATTTCCAATAGTAACTGTTCTGCATATTGCTACGAGTGTTTCTTTGTTTCTTTACGCTAACTATATAATCGTTTTCTAACTCTTTTAGGTAACTGAAAAGGCTTTGCTTATCTCTACTGTCCTTTATTACAAACTTCATTAATCAAAGGATTCATTGATTCCCCTTTCGCCTACTAGCTTTTCCTTTGCTCCAGCCCATAAGTTATCCCTTCTCTTACTTAGGCTAGGTTCTGTCCTTTGTAGTGATGGGATTCCTTCTGTTGGTTCGCTATCCATATAAAGACCGCACTCACATTCAGCTTCCTTTGTTACCCAATCTCCATCTCTGTAGACTATTGTAGCCTTAGATAGTTCTCTAGTGTTTCCACATTCGCAAGTATATAGTGTCATATTAAAATAATTCTTCTTGATTAATAACTTCCCTTCTTACAATACCTAACATAGTTTCAAAGATTGTTTTACCTACTTCATAGTCTACCAGGTTTCGTAATATCTTATCTTTGCGTTGTTTTCCTTTATAGCTTTTTAATTCTATATTATGAAACAATTCTAATTTTTTTAATTCATTATTTGTCTGACATAAACCAGTAAAATGTCTTGAATTTAAAGTATTAGGTAGATTAAAATTTGACCAATATAAATGTCTATCTTTTTCTTTTGCTTCAATCAAAGGTTTGTAATAAGGTATTACATTTTCAACCACATACTTACCCTTACAATGATGTTGTAAAAATATTATTTCTTGATATAATTTCATATCTGGGTATGTTGGGTTTTTACCATTAGCACCAAATCCCCAATATCTTGCTCTGCTATGTGTTGGACAAGGTGGTGATGACCAAATAAAATCATATTCTTGGTAATGGTCTAATAAGTATTGATGTGCATCAGCTATGATTACAGTGTCATTAGGAAATCTTTCTTGATATAATCTGGCTAATTCAGGGTCTAGTTCAATAGCAGTTACTTCTATATCTTCTTTTACTTCATTCCACTTATATCGGTTCCCACCAAGACAAGCGTATAAGTTTAATATTTTCATCCTTTTAGTTTATCAAGTTCAAACTCTAAATGATTAATTGCTTTCTGTATGCACTCAATTGGGCTTTTATGCTTTCGATTTGCTCTTAGTAGATAAGTGCAAGCAGTCCCTACATTATAAGATAAATCAAAATCTTCAATAACTTTACGAGCTTCAATCTTGTAACGACTTCCTATATAGTAACTAGGTATTCTATTGTCTTTCATTTAGCCTATCATTTTCAAGTCCACCTGTTCTTGTTTCTACCTTATCCATATTGTAAAATAGCTTTTCTTTTGTTCTTCTTTTTATTCTTCCCTCTACAATAGTCATTATTATAACTATTAAAAAAAATACTGCTGCAATTATTCCTATTATTGTAAATATCATCATTTTGTTAAAAGTTTTAAAAGTTGAGAGCTAGTATAAATTCTATCATCACCATCATAGTTTTCATAGATACAAGTAAAGTTATCATCTTTCCAAGTCCATAAAGATTTGACGTTCTTTTTAATATTGTCTTTCAATATCCATTTAATTGTTTTGTATGTTCTTTCCATTTTTTTAGTTTTAGTTAATTGTATTGGGGAGGCGACCAAACCCCCCCTCTACTACTCTAGGTTAAATTAAATGCTTTTGTAGGTATGACTCCTATATTAATTAGTATTAGTCCTTAGAGTATTCTTTATATATTTTTTTTATTCCATCAAAGCAGGCTGCTATACAAGAGCCGCAATTAGTTCCTGTTGAGTAGTTTGTATTATGCAATACGTTGTATATCTCTATCATTTTCTTCTTTGCCGTTTGGTCTTTAGCTCTTCCTGTTTTTAAGTCTTCCCAAAGTAATATAATCTCTGCTATTATTTCTTCAGGAATATCTGTTCTTACTTCTACCTCTGTTGTCTTTTGCCAAAAACCCTTTGGGCAAGATTGACTACTAATTTTTGACTTTACTTTCATAAAACATAAACAAATTCCGCAATTTCCTAGTACACTTGAATAGTGAGTACAACTTTTACAGATAGCCATTCTATCTTCATATATATCTTTAGGTACAAAAAACTTATTCACTTAGCTTATATTTTAATTCTGTTCTTACTTTGTCTATAGTCGTGAATAAGCTGTTTCTACTAATTCCTGTTTTCTTTGCCAGGCTGTCTAATGTATTACCTTCATAGTAATAAAGCTCAAAGACTTTCTTATCATACCAAGTAAAGCCATCTAAGGCACTATCTATCTTTTCTAGGCTAGTCCATTGATAACTGCTTGTTATTTCGTTAGGCAAGTTGTAAAGGTGCTTAGATGGTATTGTTTCTCCTGAATCCATTTCATCATAAGTAACTGCACTTGTCAAGCTATCAATATGAGTATAATACTTTTTATACTTATAATAGTAATTACTTCTAGGACTTGTTAAGGCACGTCTTAATGCAACTGCTCCATATCTAGTAATCCCTAATATTCCATCTTTTTCATAAATACTTCTAATTACATCAGGATTAGCTTGAAGAAAATAAAGCATTAATTCTTGTACGGATTCATTAACTTCATTTTCATCAGAGGTTAGTCCAAAAGCCATAGTCCGAAACTTATCTGAAAGCTTTGATATTTCTAAATAAATTTCAGTCATTAAAATAGTTTATCTTGTTCTACTTTACACTCATTAATAATTCCTAATGCTGAGTTTAAAATATTTAAACCTAATTCAGAGTTTACTGCATTTCTTTCTTCTAATGGTTTTTTACAAGCTTTATTACCATATTTAGGCATCATTGTTCCTACATCATCTTTAGGCTGTTCTATCTTATTTATATTAAAGTTAGACCATAAGTAATGCCTTCCAATCTTCACAGGTTTTATTAAAGGTTTATAGTAGCTAACTACATTTTCTACACAAAACTTTCCTTTGTAAAAATTCTGTAAAAATATTATTTCTTGATACAAATTCATCAAAGGATAAACAGGTCTTTTTCTTATATACTGTGTAAAATAATTTGTAGTGCTATGAGATTGACAAGGAGGACTACTCCAAATAAAGTCAAATTCTTTATGATGGTCTAATAAATACTCGTGAGCATCAGCAACTACAACTTTATCATTAGGGTATAAAGCTCTGTACTTATTAGCTATCTTTTCATTATATTCAACAGCTGTGATTTCGTGTTCATCTCCCCACAAATGCCTATTACCTCCTATTCCTGCATATAAATTTAGTATTTTCATTCTTTAATTGGTTCTATCTTATCAATCTTATTTACTGTATCTTGTACTAGCTCATCTAAAACAATTCTATAAGCTCTGACTACTGCAGAGTTACTTCTTGTTTCTACTCCTGCAAAAAATCCATTTGTTGCAACTGCTAAATTGATAGGTATAATAAGCATCCAATCCCAAAAATTATTCTCCCTCGTTCCAGAACCATAGTTATTTGAATATTCTATAATAACTTCTAATACTTCTAAATAATTATTATATCTACTTTTTGTACTTACTTCTTTAGCAAACTCTTTGCACATTGTAATATAAGTTTCTATTATTACTCGATGTTTATCATTTGCGTAAATTGGTTCTGTCATACGCCAAAGATACTTAAATAGTTACGCTATTTGCTTTTCTTCTTTTAAGTTTTTAACAAGGTCTTTATAATAACTTATCTTTTCTTCATATTCAACTCTTGAAACTTTATGAATAGTCCTAGCTAAATACTCTAACTCTTCTGCTGTTCCTTCTCCATACTTAGCATCAATCGCTAATCCAAATTTATACTGTTCACCTTGGGAATACATATTGCATTTTATACACTGTGTAGAACAATTTTCTTCATTGAAACGTGTAGCCATAAAACGCCTAGATTGAAAATGTCCATTTTGCATACCATCTTTATAAAATCTTACTACTGAACAAGTTGTACACTGTACATAGCCATATTCATTAGCCTCTCGAAGTCTTATGTAAAGACTGAACCACTTGTCTAGTTCCTTTTTTAATTTACTGATTGTTTTTTTCATATACTCTTAATCAGATCAGCTACTATTTTCCAATCCTCATCAGTACTATAATCTTTTACTTTCTTTTTATATAATTGACGTAAAGAATCTAAAGCATCATTTACTCTTTGTTTCTTTGTTTTGTTAGTATTCTTTACTGTTACAGGTAATTTATCAGTTAGATCCCACTCTATTACATTTCTTCCTGTTACTTTACAAGATCTAACATCTTTCTCATATATAACTCCTATTCTCCTTAATTCAGTAAACCTTGCTGCACTTAATGATAAAGCATTTATAGGATTAGTATGTTCTAATGCCTCCTGTCTAGTACAAGGAGCAGATTTAAATATAGCCTCAAAAGTTTCAAATCTTCTTTTAGCTAATAAACCTGCTTCTTTAATTTGATTAAAGCAGTCTATTGATGTTTGTCTTGTTATCATATTTTTATAATACTTTTAAATTAATTTTATATTCTTTTCCATAAGATATTTTTCTAACCATTCTTGTAGGTTGTGGAAATCCAAACATCATCTTAAAAGTTCCTTTTTTTTCTGGATCGTAAAGTTCTTCTTTTTTCATTTTAGTAATTTTGTAATAGGTTCTTGATAATAAGGAGTCTTTTCTTTTGGCTGTCCTAAAGTCCTTACTTGATAAGTAGCATCATCAATTTTTAATTTATGAGCATAAACCCACTTATAAAAGGTTCTGATGTTTAAGAATGGTTCGTCTTTACCAAACCTTACTCCAATATGAAAAGCTTCTTCAACTTGATTCCAAGTCATATTTCCAAATCTTTTCTCTTGTATTAAGTCTGCTGCAAATATATTACTTAAACTAGCCATAGTTTTTCCATCTGTTTTATGTCCAATTTCTATTGATGTCTTAGCAATTAATTCATAAACCTTTTCTTTAAGTTCATTTATATTTTCTTTTTTTAATTGTATCATAAGTATTCTTTTCCTTTTAAGTATTCATTTAATTGCATATCTATTTTAGACATAGTTTTAGGATTTTTCTTTTCTCTACTTTCCCAAGTTCTAACACAAGCCTTCCAACTTTTCATTTTTTCTTTACCAATTTGCCACCCTTTACTTTCATAAAAATCTATAAAGGCTTCTGCTTCTATATTATTTTTTCGTAAGATACAATAATTTTTAACTTCATCAAAAGTAGGTTTTTTAAAGAAAGCCTTTTTATTACTATCTGTAAGATTAGTATTAGTTATATTTATATTAGTATTATCTGTACATATTTTTAGACTAGGCTTGTCTACTAATTTAATATACCTAGACAATATTTCTTTACTACCTTGTCTATATATTAAGACCCTTGTTATATAACCATTATCATCTAACATTTTAAGCCAGTTTTGAACTGCACCCCTACTTACTTCATAAAGTTTACAAAAGTATTCAGTTGATGCTGTGCATTTACCATTCATATTACATAGAGCAGTTATCTCTGCATAAAGTAATTTAGCGTTAGGTGTCAAGGCTTTACTGTATCTTACTTCAGCTGGTATTATTGCATAGTAGTTTGGCTTTTCTTTCATAAGGTAATTATTTCAATATCATATTTAAAATTCTGAAGTGCAAGTTTAACATTTTCTAATTGATTATAGAAGTTCCTGTAAGAAACTTTAACGTCTGTTCCTACTTTACCTGATTTAATTCTTATTATTACTTGTTCTTTTTCACTATTAAAAACATTATTTTTTCTTAAATAATCTTTAAGCTGCTGCAAGTCAAAGAAGGATTTTTTAGAATCTTCAATAGATTGAAAAGCATTAAAGACTTTGTTAAATATATCTCTATATTTTGGAAAGGTTGAATAGTTGTGCTTGTGGTTTTTTTCATAATGATATATTAAAGTTCTATCTCTATTAATTACCTTAGCAATAGTTGAATGTGGTATTTCGTATTCTATGCGAGCTATTACGCTTGCTATACTTCTTGCTACTTGAAGTTCCTGTTTTCTACTTTTGTAGCCTAAAGAACCCTTACGCAAGCCTAACAGTGATGTCGTTAGGTTGCATAAGTTTTTAAAGTTATCTTCTTGTGTCATCTTAGAATGGTAAATCGTCAGATTCAACTACTGAATTTTCTATATTACTTGTATTTGATGTAAAATGATATCCATCTATATTATGATAATACTTTCCTTTGTATTCTCTTGAATAAACATTGCAAAGAATAACTACATCCATACCTACTTCTAATTTATTTAAAGATTTTAATTTTTCATCACCAAAAGCACTTACTGCTACTTCATTATTAAAATCTCCACCTGTATCTATTACACAAGTTTGTTTTTGCCAAGCCTTTTCTGTCTTACTGATTCCTGACTCTAATGCTAATTTTTTTACTAATTTTCCTTTTACTTCCATTTTTATTATGCCTGATTTTGCAGGTCTTTATTAATTAATTATTTATTTGTTGTTTTAACATTTTCATCAATGTACTTTCTTGCTTTTCAGACATTGAGTAATTTCGCATCTTAGACATTACTGCTGAACCTTTCCCTGTATTGATAAATTCTAACATAATATTGTAAATGTCAGTAGTCATTTCAGGTTTTGAAATAGGTTCGTTTACCTTATTACTATCAACGTCTTTAGTGTCATCTAATAAGAATAGATTACCAAGTGCATACTTCTTAGCGTAAGAACTGCTAGAGCCAAATGACTGAGCAATATCCATTCCTTTTCTTTCAGGATTAATTCCTGCTTGTGCTTCAACATATATAGTCTTTTCACCATCTGAAATAGAAACTTTAGAGTTTAAAACTAAGTAGCCTGCTATCTCTTGAGTTGTTTCTGTAATAGTTAAATAACAACCATACTTCTTTAGAAGTGGTTTAACGGCTTCTAAGATGTCTTCTGCACTTCTATACTTATACTTACCAAAACTATTAAATTGGTTCTTAGGTGCTTTTAATTCGCTTTGTATGGCTATTAAATAATCCTGCTTCTTTTCTGTTTTCATATTTATTTATTTGTTTATAATTCTGTGTAAAGTTATTAAATTTATTTACTTTTTATATATTTAACTAATTGTGTTTTAATGTAATCAACTTGTTCTGAGTCTATCCACTCTAAAAAGTCATAAGAATCAAAACAGATTTGGAAGTCTTTTCCATTTTCATCTGTTCCTCTTAAATAAACTTCATTTTCGTGTGCTTGGAATGTATTAATATCATTCATTCTTTTGTGTATCAGTTCATCTTGTATTTCTATTGGCATTATCTTGTTCTTAAAATTAATGCTTTTCTACCCTTTTGGTTGTAAAGCTTGTTGTATATTTTTAACTTATCTATGACTGCTTGATTCTGTTCTTCTGTTATTTGTAAAATTTCATTCCAGTAAGAGCCTTTAGGTTCTACTTTGTAATTGTAAACCTCATCAAGCATTAGTCTGTTTTTCTTTCTATATTCAACACTTGCTAAGTCTAATTGCTCTTGTGTTCCATAAATCCTTATTGACCTTTCATCTCCAACTAAGTCATTATCCATTGTAAATAGCCTACTATTCCATTTTGAATCTGATGAATATCCATCTGACTTATAAAAAAAGTCTTGGCAAATTAAATCCAATGTATTGTATTCTAAATATTCTGCGTCTTGTATTGTCATCTTAAAATCTTTTTGAGTTATCCTGCGAATTATAGTAAGCTGATTTTACCTTAACATATAAATCTCTTACAGTTTGAAAAGATAAAGACTGCATTCCGTCCTCAGTTAATACTGTATTGTCAGGTAAAAGTACAGGTTGATTAGATTGTACGTCTAACAAGCTAATAATAGCTTCCTGCTTAGTAGTTGCTTCTTTCATTTTATATTGCATTATCTTAATCCTAAAAAAAGTTCTAAAAGCGTAATAGACGCTAGTAGTATATATAAGCAGCCGAAAAGTCCTGCTATTCCTAAAAGTGTTGAGAGTAAATTTTTCATAATATTTATTTGATTAATTATGAAGCAAAGATATAAAAATATAATATTATAAACAGAATGATAAACAAAGTTATTAACAATTAAGGTGTTTACATCTAGGACAAACTTTATTGCTTGTCTAGTAAATTACCATTAAAAAGAAAAGAAAGTGCCTAAAAAGGCTAAGAGGGGGTGCTATAAACTAAAGAATAATACTATTATAATTAATAGAATATAAAATAAAGAAAGTTTAGTAGAATCCTTTAATTGCATTACAAAGGCATTAATAAATTAATTGGAAGAGTTCCATTATTCAATACTACACTACAACCTATTGACTGTTTTTTAAAGTTTTTAGCGTATGCAGCTGCGTAAGTTGTAGAGTCTACACCGCATCCTACTTGCATCCCAAATACTCTGTACTTCTTTCCACAGAACCACTGAGTATAAGCTAAAGTATGAGTATGTCCACAAACAGATGACATTAAGTTATTTTTAGCCTTAGCAGCTGCTTGACCTCCTTCTCCATGTTCAAAAAGTACATCATCATATACTACTGATTCAACCCAATTCCAATTAGGAGTTTTCAGAACT